CTTGTTCGAATGAATGCGTCACGGTCGCCATCGTCATTGGTGCCGTGGTCGACATTTCATCCATCAATTGGATATATGCGCGCATTGATTCGCCCGCCATAAAAAACGCCTCATTATGTTTTTTTACGGCCTCGGTTGCGGCTTCAACAACTGGTGTTGATTGCTCAATCACCTCGTTGCTTTCCTCTTGTTTTTCGTTGTTGTTACCCAACAATGCATTCAATGCCGCCAACGTTTCGTTGCGCATCTCCTCCAATCGGGTGACGTTCTTGATGTATGTTTTGTTCTTGGGGTAAAGTTTTAAATTGTGTTCGTTGTCCTTGGTGCGTTTCTCCAATATGGCCAATTGATTGCGCAATTGTTGTTCGGTTTTATCGTCAACACCGAACGTGTCATCAAATGGTTGGAAAAACGTTTTGATCAACGCCAATTTGACCTTCAACAATGCGTTGTACGCCGGCAACAACCCTTCACCGATTTCGGTTTTTAGGTTTTCCATTTCGGCCCGTTGTTGCGCCAAACGTTCGGACGTCAACAATGTGGCATCGCCCGCATCACCCATTTGTCGTTGGATGATGTTTCCAACGGCCGTGGCCATATCGCCAGTCGCTTGGAATTCTTCACGAACCTCGGTTGCAGAAAATCCAAGGTTGTCCAAAATCGGAATCGATTTTCGTGCGATACCCAAAACGATGGATTCCGCCATGTAATCAATCGATTCACCCGTTTCCGTTGCACGTTGTTGTGCGAACGACAACAAATTGCCCAATTGTTCCAATGGGATGTTGAAGTTTTTCGCCTTGACGGCCATTTTCATCAACTCCAAATCGGCGATGGTGCCTTTGGTTGCCTTGCGTAATTCACCCAACAATTGCGGATCATTGATGCGTTCAAATGCACGTTTGACCCCTTCGGCTTGTGATGCTAAATTGACGGCCTCGGTTGCAAATTGTCGGATCGCATCAACGGCGAATGATGCCCCAATGACACCGCCCAACATTCCGAATCCACCCGATAATTTTTGCAACGAACTATCGATGTTGCGCATTCCGGATCGGAAATCCTTGAGGTCTGCGCCGAACTTTAAATCAATTTGTGGTTTCGCCATTGCCGAAAACTTTGTTTATCCCTTGTTGTACTTCTTCAAATGTGGCCGCGTGATGAATGCGTTTTTTTGTTTCCCAAGGGAACGCAATCAAATCGCGCGGTTTCAATCGTTTTTTCGTATGTGGCGCAATCGTTATCGCCGCATTCCATCGTGTTGTTTCCCAAATGGTTTGAACGTTGTGTTCAATTACCCGTTGGAATCCTTTCCGTTTATTTTGGAATTGACGTGGCGTCATGTCGTACAATTCGTCAACCGTCATTCCCATTTCGCCCAACCCGATGGATTCCAAATCGTCCCAATCAAATGATTGTGATTCGGGATGGGCATTTACTTTTTTCCGTCAACGCTTGGCTTGACGAACGATTCCACGAAAAACGCGACACATTGGTTGATGATTGTCGGATCATCATCCAACAAATCTGCAACGTCGTCCAACGTCATTGTGAAATCAATTTTTTGTACGCGCGCACCGTCTTTCATCCCGGCCCATATCAATGCGATTGCGTGATCGATTGACATTTTGTTTTCCAGTTGTGACAATTCGTCCAACCCGATTCCCGTTTCATTTGAAAACAATCGCAATGCGTTGAATCCGTATTTCACCGGGTGTTCCGTTCCGTTAACTAAAATTTGTTTTGTCATTGTGTTGTTGTTGTTTTAATAAAGGGACCGCCCAATGGACGGCCCCGTGTTCATTATGCCACCGCCGCTTGTGTGAGCGTTGATGTACCTTGGAAACTGAACGAGAACGTTGCATTGTCCTCGAATCCCGCATCGGTGCTGAACTCGGTGAAATACCCCGCGCCAGAATATGCGATTTCCGTTGATGTAGTTGATCCGAACTTGATGTAAACCAATGAACGGTTTGAAACGAATGTGAACAAATCGTCTGGTGTTGCCTTGCCGCTATTGCTATATACGACCAAGCCTTCGCCCGATAATGTCCATGATTTTTGTCCTTCCAACACTTCCATCCAACCGGCTGAATCTTTGGTTGATGTGTCGCGTGTTGCCATTGACACCGCCAATGATGCGGATGTCATTTTTCCGATGATTTCATATGTTACATCGTCGGATGATACTTGAATTACAACGTCGGTTGAATTCATTACGGATGTTGACGCCATTTTTTATCCTTTTTTTAGTTTTTAATAATTCGAAAATTTAAATCAATTTCGACGCCGAATGTCGTTTCGTCTACGTTGTACACCTCCGAAACGGTGTCGAACATACACGTTTGAACATTCACGCCCAAAATTGTTTCTTCCATGCGAACGAACGTTGAACGTACGTCGTCAACTGCCGTTTGCAATGTGCCGTAATTCGTGCCAACCAATGTGATTGAAACGTTTACGATGTCAATGTGTGAATCGGCATCTTTTGAACCCTCGGTTCGAATGGATGTTGTGTCATATACCGCAAACGGCGTTGCGCCACCTTGCGCCCCGATGATGGGGTAAACACGACCACCAAACACGTCGTTCAATGCCGATGTGTTGTCAAATTTATATTTGATGACCTTCCCAATCATTTCAATCCGATTTTTTGTGTGAAACCCAATGATTTGATTTCGACACGTAAATATTCCGTGAATGAACGTTTGATCCGTGGCGATGCAATACGTTCACCAATACGAATGGCACGTTCTGCCCATCCGAAATTGGTCCCGTTGTATTTTGAACCGTCACGGAATTTCAACCAACCAAATGAAATGAATCCAGCAAACCACCCGCCCTTTTCGGGGTGCGAATATGCACCAGTTTTGCGAGGACCAACCGATGCAACGATTGAATCAACGCCGGGTGCTTGTTTGGGGAATTTGATTCCAACCGATTGACGCAATTGCCCCGGAATGATTTCAGCGTAAACGCTACCATTTCGGTACACGGCGAACACTTCATCGGAATCGGTGATTTGGCGTTTGTAAATGCCAACAATAGGTTTTAAACCCTTACGTGCGGCCTTTTTCAATACCTTTTTGCGCACACGATCATCCAATCGTTTCAATTGACGTCGAACGTGTTTGTCGCCAACCATTGTGATTTTCACGTTGTTCATTGCGCATCGGTATATTCGCAACGGATCATTTGGAATGCCTTGCGGGCATCCGCCGATTGGATTGCGTGAATTTTATATGTTTCGTTGTTGTACACGATCCGCATTTGTTCATTGATGTCGGAACGATAGCGAATGTAGAAATCAACACGTTTGGTTGCGGAAATCATATCGCCGTTTTCGGCTTCGTTGCCGACCTTTTCAACCACCTTGGACCATACGTTCGCCAATGTGCCAAACGATTTGACACGTTGCCCGAATGCATCGGTTGTAGTGGTGAACGACTGAATCGTGATTCGTCGGTCTAATTGTCCCGCTTGGTCAATCATTAGAACGTGAAAATTCGGTATGGGTTCCACAAATATTCGGATGCCGTTGGCAATGCACGAACGCGGTCATTGCGTTGGTCGTACAAATCCGAAATGACCAACATCATCCCTTGAATCAATGGTTTCGGAATCGCTGAAACATCCGATCCCACCGTATAACGCACAATCACTTGATTGACTACACCAGCCGCGGCGAACCATCCGGAAACGGATTGAACACGTGCGGGTTCGGAAATCAAATCCGTGACATATGCATCCGTCGAAACCGTCACTTCCGATCCGATTTCGTCCACATATTTTACCGATGATATTGACGCCACGGGACCGCGTGACAAATAAATGAGGTTCGACAAATTGTCCCAACGATTCGATGGGAATTTATCGAAGTATTCATCGATTGTTGTGGTCACCAAAATGCGGCGCGTGTATTCTTCACACATTTGACGTGCGGCCGTGATTAGGGCCGAAATCAATGTGTCGTCATCACTATGGTCAACGCGAAGAAAATTCTTCGCCTCGGTCAATGTGATTGGTTCGGACGCCGCGGGCGTTACAATATCAAATGCCATTTATCGGGTTTGTTTTGATGTGGTTTTCTTTACTGCCTTTTTTGCACGCGTTTTGGGTGGTTCTGCAATGGCCTCGCAAAATCCCGCGTTCAAAAAATCTGTCAATATCTCATCGGAGTGGATTTCCACCACCGCGTGTTTGCGGTAGTGGAATCCATTTCCAACGATAGATTTCAAAAATCTAACCTTCATCGTGATTAGGCTTGAGCCAAGTATTTCACGGCGCGAGTGTCGAGGACTTTAGAATCTTTGCGAGCGTATGCAACGAAACCAACTTCCAATTCGTCCATGTAGCGTTCGTTTAGACGTACGAATTGAACACCACCAGCAGAACGAACAACGAATTTGCTGAAATCAGCCGCCAACAATGTCTTTTGACCCGTTGTGATTGCTGATGCCATATCGTTGTTGTAGTACACATTGTACCCGAACAATTTGTCTGGCTGACCCGCTTCCATTGATGGGATGAATACCGGGAAGTCGTTTGCAGAACCAAGACCCAATGCACGGATTGCCGCGATTACGTTATCGTGTGCCATCAAACCGAATGTTGGTTTGTTGCGGTACGATGGGTCGATGCTGTGAATCAATTCAAGGATGTCACTTGATGCGATAGCCGTTGCAGATGCCGCGGTGTTACCTAATGTTGCACCGGTGATGATACCTTGTGGTTGGCTTGATCCGCTACCGGTTGTGAATGCCGCGTTTGTAGCACGTGCGATTCTTTCACCCATTGATTCAGCCAAAAACGCGTTCAAATCGAATGCGTTGTCTTGCAACAACTGCATTGACACACGAACTTGTGATGCGTAGTTGTATGCGCTCAATTGAGCGTTTGCGAATGTCATATCTTGAACAGTTACCGCCGCCGCTTCGCTTGTTAGGTTTGCATCGGTTGCAGTATCGTTGATTGTTGGGTAATCCAACAACGCGCCACCCGCCGTGTTCAATTTTTTAGCCAAACGCTCAACCTCACCGGTGAACAATGACGCCATGTCTAATTCGTTGCTGAAATCTTGAGGAACCAAGAAACCACCCAAAGAATCAGTGCCCGCGATTTGTGTGCTTGTTCCGCGAAGTTCACCCATGATTGAACGTTCTTCAGCAGTCAACGCACCCATTCCGTTGCGAAGGTATTTTTCGAATGCACCTTTGCGTGTTGCCTTTGGTGCCATTTCACGTGCTTCAACGTTTGCCGCTAATTCTTTTTTCAATTCAGCCGCACGCTCCAACGTGTCGATTTGGTCTTTGATGCTTCTTGCATCTGCTTCCATTGCGTCGAATTTCGACTTTTCTTCGGCGTTCAAAGAACGTCCTTCTTTTTGTGCGTTGTCAACAATCGCCGTTGCGTTCTTGATCAACTCCGCGCGTTGTCCGCGCAATTCGATGTTTTTCATCGTTTAGAAATTTAAGGTTTTCAATTTATACAAATAAAGGTCGGTATCGTCTGCCGATTCGGTTTGTGTTTCAATGGATTCGGATTTGTTATGATCCGAGGCCGTTGCAACTTCCGTTTTGGTTTCTGATTCCAAATCGCGTGTTTTCAATTCCGATGTCGCCGACGGATACGCCGGTTGTGCGACTGGGGAAACATCCAACAATCGTGATATTTTTTCAATGATTCGGTAGGTTTTGCCGTCGCGTTGTTCCCAACGGTCCTTTTCAATCAAAAACGCAAACGATGATTGATTCACATCGCCACGTTTCATCAATTCCACCAAATCATTGGCATATGTTGTATTCGGTAAGTCTACTTCATAATATAGACCGCGAGCGTCGGAACCGATTCGCAATGTGCCCGATGACACACGGCCCAACAATAAGTTTTCATCGTGGTTGAAATATGCGCGAACGTCGTCGTTCATCACACCATCAAACGCACCGCGTTCGATTTGTTCGTAAAAACCACCCATCCATTCCGAATCGGAATTGTACACGGCGGCATAACCACGGATCGTTTCGCCTTTGTATTCCGCGTTTTCCATTCGGAATTCGCGTTGTTCTTTCACCACGGATGATTTGCGAACCTCGGCGTCGTATTTTTCCAATGTGCTGAATCGGTGAACAACGTTCAAAACGGGTTTGCGCTCAACGTATGCATCCGATTCCGAATCGTAACGATACAAACGAATCAATGCCGCCGGATCATCGGGTGTTCCATTTACTATGAACCCGGAATCCGCTTCCAATTCACCATCGATTTCGATTTGAATGATTCGGCCGTATGCATTGCCACCAGACGATGACCAACGAACAAAATCGCCAACCACCAATTCGTTTGGTTCGGCACGTTGTTCCGTTTTTGATTCCATTTCAACATCATCATCCATTTCGCCTTTGCCGAATGTGATGACGATTTCATCATCGGTTTCAATGACCGATTTGATGTGTCTTTCGTTTTTATTTTCTTCCATTTGTTCCAATGTTTTTTCGGCCCAACGCAACATTTCATCGCCACCCCATGCCGCGAACATCACCGATCCGCAAATTTCGTTGCCATCGGAATCAGTGAAATCGCCTTGGTCATAAACCTTGGCACGTGATAAAAATGAATAAATGCGCGGCAAACGATCGTGTGAAACCATTTCACGATTGGCCAAAATGCGTGCCGTATTCCACCCGACAACGGTTCCACAATCGGAATCGTTTTCTTCGCGGTGTTTCAACGCTTTTGCGGCATTATCCGATGCCGCTTGTGGGTAATCATTCCACGGCATCGCCTTCGTCGTTTTTAGGGGTTCCCACTTCAACCATGTTCATTGGTTGCAAATACGCATCGCCGCCATCGATTGGGGCTAAATTTTCCATTTTGCGAACGTCGTTTGCGGAAATCCATCCCCATTGACGTCCCTTGGTGTATGCCTCGTATCTTGAACGAATATCACCACGCAACAATCCGTCCATATTGAATCGGATGTAATACGCAGAATCACCAACGAACAATTTGCGGTTCAATTCCGCTTCCCAACGTTTAACCCAAGGCAAAATCGTGTTGCGTTGGAATTGGATTCCTTGTTCTTCGATGTTGGCACGTGTGGATGAATTTTCCAATGACCCCAAATATGCCAATGGTATGCGGAAAAAACGTGCGATGTCCTCAACGCCGAATTTTCGTGTGCTGATGAATTGTGATTCTTGTGGGGAAATTGACATCTTTTCAACCTTCATCCCTTCTTCCAGAATCGCGGTTTTGTGTGCGTTGTCCAAACCGGCGTTGCGTTGTGTCCACGAACGGATCAAACGTTTGTACGCCTCATCGGACAAACGACCGGGGTGTGTCAACACCGCCGAAACGTTCGCACCATTTCCAAAGAATGAACCACCGAATCGATCCGCCGCTAAACCTAAACCAATTGATTCGCGTGCGGCCTCGATGACTGATTTCCCAACGATACCATCAAACCCAAGGCCAACGATGTGAATCATTTCCGAATCATCGAATGTTTCCTTTCCGTCGATTTGATAAAATTTTTCATCTTGGTACACCTTCACTTGAACGCGATCCGGATGAACCGGGATCAATTGCAATGGATTCCCGGCACCATCGCGTTTGATTGCGATGAATGCGTTGCCATGCAAACACAAATGCGCTTGACACGTCTCACGGAATGTGAAATCCGTCATCATCGCATTTGGATGGTGAATCAATTTGTTTATTGGGTGTGCATCGGCGTCGACAACGATTCCGTCATTGGTTTGTTTAACGTCCCACGGCAATGTTGCGATGGTTTCCGATATAACACGAACGGCACCAAATACCGCCGACAATTGCATCGCGGTTGTTTCGGTGATTGCGATTCCCGTTTTGGATTCGTTGTCAGCGAACAACCAATCGGCTGGATTCGACAACGACGTGGATGGGCGGTTTGGATTGTTTCTAAACGCGCCCAAAATGCGCCCGAATAAGTTTTGATTTTCGGCCATTCGGTTGAAAATGATTGTACAATATCAATTGCAATGTACAATATCATTTGCAAATGTTCAAAATTTAACAAAATAAGAAAGGGACACCGACGAATCGATGTCCCACCAACCAAAAACAACCACCAAAGAACTGGTGGATTTTTTAAATGGGTTTGTGAATGGCTACGTTTCTTTTCAAACGTTCATTCAATGCCGAACGACTGAATGACACATATGTTGTGCATTCTTTCAATATCACACCTTTGTGTGAAATCGATTCGACTAAAAATTCTTTTCCCGTGCGCGTCATTTCAATGATGTCGCCAACGTTGATGTCGTCAATAGGTTGCATCATTCGGTAATTTACGGAATCATTTGTTGTTGTGGTGTAGTACATAATTAAAAAATGTTTTACACAATATATTAATATTTTTTTAATTATCGCCGTAATGCGTCACATCAGCACGAAAAACATTGATGATTTCGCCTTCAATCAATACGCGGATGATGTAACCATCGCCAGTTTCCGCCATCCACGGCGTCAATCCCAATTCAAATAACGCCAATCCCAAACGTCGCGCATCTTCCATGTTCATCATAACATTCGAATTCCTTGCGTTTCATATGTCGACGTCGATGAAACATCCTTGTTTTCCATCGTCATCATTTCACCCAATGCCATAATCATTGCAATGACACCATCGATTTTGTCACCGGCCTTTGCCTTGGAAAATTTAATGTTTTCCGCGTCGTCCTTTTTCGTGACGACATTCGCCACCATCCATCGCAACATCCCGTGACCACCGTGATGCAACAATCGTTTTTTGACCAATATTTCCGCATTCTTAATCGGTGCCGTCATTGATATGAAACCTTGGCCGAACGGATCCATTGCGATGCCGTCATCGGTCAATTGTTGGACCAATGAATTCGAATTCCATCGGTCAAACGCCACGGATTGAATGTCAAATATTTCAGCGCATTCGGTGATCGTTCGTTTGATGACATTGTAATCCGTGGAATTCCCTTCCGTCACAATCAATTCGCCATTGGTGACGAATTTATCATATGATCCGCCCGTTTGATTCCGACGTCGTTCAACGGCGGCTTCGGAAACGAACAACCGTGGAACCACCTTGATGGAATCGTCGTCCATTGGGAAAATCATCACGAATGCCGTGACATCCTCCGTGGCCGCCAAATCAAGGCCAGCGTAACATTTGCGGCTTTTCAATTGCGACAAATCAACATCACCAGATGATGCCATCCATTCGTCATCGGCAATCCATGATGCCAACGAATTGACCCATTGATTCAAATGCAGTTGACGGAATGCGATTTCGGATGACGGCAATGTTTTGGCCTCGCGTGCCATTTTCTCAAAATATTCGGGTTTGATTGAAATTCCAAAATTCGGGTTTGCCTTTTTCCAAACCTCCGGATCGTGAATGTCGTCATCGGCATCGGCCTCATATATCAACGGTAGAAAAGTATTGTCATCGATGACCCCTTCGTTGATGCGTCGACCATACGAATACAATTCATGACAAATTGAATTCGTATCGAATACGCCCGCCGTGGTGATTGCAATCATCAACGGTTGTGATCTGGCACCCATCGATGTCGCCATCACATCCCACAATTCGCGATTCTTCGCCGTGTGCAATTCATCGTAAATGACCGCGGATGCATTCGCCCCGTGCAACAACCCAGCATCGGCGGCGACTGCTTTCAAAAATGAATTCGTTCCATTTAATACGATGCTATTTTGATAAGTCTTGCAATTTTTGGTCAAAATCGCCGAATTGCGAACCATTTGTTTGCAGACCTCGAACACAATCTTCGCTTGGTCGCGTGATGATGCACAACAATATATTTCCGCGCCTTGTTCTTTTTCAACGAACAAAATCGCCAATGCAATGGCCGCCGACAAATTTGATTTTCCGTTCTTCCTCGGAATCTGCACATAGGATGTGCGGTACTGACGCAATCCGTTATCATTCATTGTGCCGAACAAATCGTGAATGTAGTCCTTTTGCCATTGTTCCAATATAAATGGTTGACCAGCCAAATCACCTTTGACGTGCGTGCAAACACGTTCAATGAAATTGATGATCCGATTTGATTTTGTTTCGTCGTGGTACATTAGAACATTTGAATTTGATTGCTCTTTTCTTCTTGGTCGCTCAATCGTTCCATTGCAACGGCGTGATATTTTTCGTCGATTTCAAAACCGATGAATTCGCGGTTTTCTTTTTTAGCCATTGCACATTCGGTCCCGCTTCCAGCGAACGGAACCAACACCAAATCATTGGGGCGTGAACACGTCAGCAACAACGCACGCGTCAATTTTTCGGGTTTAATGGTATCGTGTTTGTATGTTTTATCAGTGTTTGTGTTGAACTGCAAAATTTCATTCAAATTCAAAAAGTTGTCAAACGGACGGCGCAAATCTTCGTATTCACGGCGCAAATCTTCGTATTCACGGCGCAAATCTTCGTATTCACGGCGCAAATAAGGATGACACCACTTTTGAAGTTTTTGATACATCTCTTTTGTCATCATTGCTGGTTCGCTTTTCTTTAATGACAAACACGCCGATGCAACACCGCCGCCATTTGTAGCGGTTCCCAATGTTTGGTTGATTTCTTTGAATGAAATTTTTCCTTTGGCTTTTTGTATTTCTTCCCTAATGTAGTCACGAATATTGAAAACACATTGAGTCAAATTGTATTGGTCATTTGAATACATCAAAATTCGTTCGGTGCATATTGGAAAACTTCGAACGTTGTCGCCTCCGGTACTTCCAAACATTCCACCCCTCAAATTGTATTTGTACCAAACCAATGAATTGACCAATCCGAAATACTTATCAAAAATGATTTGAGCATATGCGATGCGTTTGTCGTCACCATACCAAAACAATGTCCCGTTTTCCGCCAACAATCTTTTGCATTCAATGGCCCATTTTTCGACATCGTTCAAATAATCATCAAATGAATCCCAAACGAAATCAAAATCACCCTTTATTTCAAAATATGGCGGGTCGGCAATGATTAGGTTCACCGAACCATCTTCCAAATCGTTCGTCATCCAATCCGCGTGATGTATTGTGTTTTTCTCCATCATTCCAATAAATCTTCCAATGTTTCAATCTTCTCTTGCGTCTCAATCTTGGTGCGTGATGATGCGGTCAATCCGAATTGCACCATCATTTTTTCAACCTTGGCCCACGATTGATTCATCATCAATACTTCCGGGCGTGGTCGCCACATCATATCGCCTTGGGCGGTTGTGGTTGCGTATGTTGGACCTTGTTCTTTGACAACTGCGCGTGCCGATTGGTAATCTTCCCACGCATCCGCCAACATCTGCAACGCCATGGCATCGACCTCGGCGACAACGCCCAAATCATCCAATTTTTTGACCAACCATTCAAACGTGTCATCGGCCGATTGGATCGATGGGGCGGTTGGTATTCCATTGGCCTCCAATTTGTTCGCGTGGCGCACCGGTTGGTATGTGCCTTGTGCTTTGTGCAATGCGGTTGGTTTTGGTTTTCTTCCTTTTGACATTGTTATGTTTATTTCATTTTGTTAAAATTTGAACAAAGTGTTATGACTTTCACATTTTCAAAACTGCACACGTGTACAAATGAC